AAAAATGGAAGAAAATGTAAAAAAACAGCTAGATCAATTAGGAAACATCATTGATGAAAAGATTGAGAAAGCTACTGGACAAGCACTAGAAAGTGCTAATGGTAAGGCAGATGAAACTTTAAAAAGTGAAATTGACAACCTTACTAAAAAATTTAATGAGAGATTTGATTCGTTTGAAGTTGAAAACAAAAAAATGTTTGAGAAAAAAAATGAATCTAAAAATTTCAAAACTAATTTAACAAAAGCACTTAATGAGGGTGTTATTGATAATTTAGTAAAGGGTAATACAAATGCTGCTGCATTTGAAATTAAAGCTGATATGACCACAGGTTCCGATTTCACAAACGAAGTTATTGCTGCTGATAGAGTTCCTGGATTCAAATTCGATCCTAACCGACCACAAAACATGAGACAAATCATTCCTAATGGTTCTACTTCAAGTGATGTTGTTAGATTCGTAAAAGAATCAGGATATTCTAATGGTGCTGCTGCTGCCAATGAGGGATCAACTCTAGGTCAAACAGATTTTGATATGACTGCAACATCAGTAAATGTTGAGAAAATCGGAACATACCTAAGAATTTCTGAGGAAATGTTAAATGATACTCAACAACTTACAAGCTACATTTCAAACAGAGTACCAGCTAAACTATTAGAGGTTGAGGATGATCAAATCCTTGGTGGTAATGGTTCAGCACCAAACCTAAATGGTTTATACAATTCAGGTACTAACTTTGACACATCATCTAATGGTGCATTTTATCAATCAGTTGATAGTGCAAATGAGTTTGATGTTCTTGTTGCTGCAATCAATCAGTTAGCATTGTCTAACTACAAACCAAACTATATTCTTTTAAATCCAACTGACTTTCATAAAATCCTATTATTAAAGGATAGCCAGTCAAGATATTTAAAAGATCAAGTATATGCTGGTTTACAGCCATCATTTATGGGTGTACCTGTAATTATCAATAATGAGGTAAATTCAGGTTCATTCTTAGTTGGTGATTTCAATTCATGTCAATTATGGATTAGAGAAAACTTATCTGTATCATTCCACAGAGAAGATGGAACGAACATCAGAGATGGTTTTGTTACTGTTAGATGTCAAGAGAGAGTGGCACTTGCTACTTACTTGCCATTAGGTATAATTGATGGTACATTTAGCACAGCTAAAACAGCACTAGAAACACCATAGTATTAGGTTTTTTATTGCTAATTAATATTAAAGGGGTATTTATTTACCCCTTTTTTTATGGGGTATTATTAAAAAAATAATTTAAATAGTAAAAAATATTTTGTTATTTAAAATATTGTTTATATATTAGCTGTATGAATAACAAACAAAATAACATTATAAAAAAACTATTAGAAAAAATTATTTTGAGTGATGCATTTGTAAAGACATTTGTTTATGCATGTGCATTACTCTTTACTTTAATATTTACTATAAAATTTTAATTATGATCAAAACAAAAACACATTTAACAGGCATTGATTATTGTGATCAAGAATTAATGATTACATATACTTATTATGAAAATGATGAGTTTGCACCATTTGGTGATGTTGATATATATAAAATTGAAATAGAAAATATTGATATGACTTATATATTAGAACCACATGAGGAATATATAAAAGAAATAATTATAAAAAAACATCAAAGTAATTTATAATTATGGCAGCTAGACAAACATTATTACACACAATTAAAGTCAATAGGATGCTAAGAAAACTCAATGAAACTAAACCTAAGATTAAAGAACATAAACAAATATCAAATGAAAAAATATAATAGAACCAAATTATCTTACATATTAGGTGGATTGTTGATTGTTTTAGGATTGAGATCAGTATTAATTATTAATGACTTATTAACAGCTTTTGTTTTGTTAGTTTTAGGAATATCAGTATTATATAATATCAATGGAAAATAGAGATCAAATAGATGATTGTGAACTATTTGTGAATAGTATTATAGGAAAAAAGTGGGATAAAATACCACCATTAAAAAAAATGATTATATTAAAAAAATATACAGAAATACTAGAGATAGTAAAAAAGAACTATTTTCAATAATAGTGTTATTTGGTTAATTAGTTGTTCTAAAAGGGGTTGAGTAATCAATCCCTTTTTTTATAACTTTATATCAAATGAATGGTAATCAGAAGGGATGCTTTGCTGAATATCATTTCGCAACAACAGCTATAAAACAGGGATTTAATGTATCAATGCCATTATTGGATTCTAGCATGTATGATTGCATTTTAGAAAAGGATGGTAAATTATTTAAGTTCCAAGTAAAATATTTAGGTGCGAATAGATACAAGCATGGGAGGTCAACCCAGGTTGTTCTTAAAAGAACTGGGAATCCATCCTATGATCCAAGGTTTGTTGATTACTTTGCTTTATGGTCCGAGGAATATAAAGGTTTTTTTATTCTTAAAAATGAGGGACAAAAAACATTAAGATTATCATTATATAATAAGTATAAAGAAAATTTTAATAACTTTGAGTGTATTTCATAGATGTTTAAGAGTGTCATTACCATAAATCGTAGTGGCACTTTTTTTTTATCTTTACAATAAATTTTATATTATGAAAATAAAACTTTTAATGGATACAATGCATAATGGTGTATCAAAAAAAAAGGGTGATGTTTTAGATGTGATTGATAGAAATGCTGATAAATGGATTTCAAAAGGATGGGGTGAACCTATAAAGAAAAAAGAAGCTAAACCTAAAAAAGAAACAAAAGAATTAAAAATAGATTCTAAAGAAACAAAAGATGAGGCAAAATAAAATTAATTCAACCACAGGTTCAGAGATTGTAACAACATCAGAGTTTAAAGATTTTGCTAGAATAAGTACATCAGCTGATGATACTTTGATTGGTAATATAATTAAACAATCTAGAATATGGTGTGAAAACTATATATCTAGGGATATTGTAGCTAAGAATAGAACTTACTATGTGCCAAAAAGTGAAACAGGAATATTTGATATTCCTTTTGGTCCAATAGCTAGTATTTCTAGTGTTCATATCGATGGTGTTGCTAATACTGATTATACAATGTTAGGTTTAGATAATGAGAGCATTGATTTAGATGGACCAGCTGAAAAGATTAAAATTGTATATGTAACAAGTGGATTGAATGATGAATTATTGCAACAAGCTATAAAACAATTAGGCACAACTTTATATGATAATAGACATGATTTCAAAACTGGTACTATTGTAACAAGTGTTCCAACGGAAACAAAAAACATTCTTAATTCATTTAAAAATATGTTTATTTAATGGATGTTGGTTTATTCTCAAATAGAATTGCTTTTTATAGCTATGGTAAAGTAGCTGATGGATATGGTGGTTATACAGCACCAACACCAACTTTAATAACTACCATTTGGGGTTTTGTTACTTATGTAGATGGTAATTATAGAAGTGAGGATGGGAAAAGGAGGCAATCAAATGGTGTCGATCTAGTTATAAGAAAAAAAGATTTTGATTTAGTGGGTGTTGATGAATATACTTTTACCATTGATGGATCAAGTCATTATAGAATTAACAATGTATATGAATCAAAGATTGATGAATATGTAACAATTCAAGCAACAAATGATTAAATATAAAATCAATAAAAAAGATATTTCTAAACTTGAAAAAAAAATCAACAAGATTGATTTAAACTTAATTCAGGATTTAACAAAAGAGCTAGGTATTACAGCATCAATAATTAGTTTAAAAGCAAAAAGAGATGCACCTGTTGATACTAGTTTCTTAAAAAATTCTATAAACTTCGGCAAAGATTCGAAAGGTGTTTTTGTTGAATCACCAGCTAAATATAGTGCTGCTGTTGAATTTGGAACAAAACCACATAAGATAAAAGCCAAAAACAAAAGTGTTTTATTTAGTGCAAAAACAAATACTTTTTTTGGTAAAGAAGTAGATCATCCTGGAACTAAAGCACAACCATTCTTTTTTGATAATGCTAAAACTGAAATAAAAATATTAATTAAAAGATTACAAAATAAAATTAAAAGATTAGTATGAGAGAGGCAATGCATCATATTAGAGCAAAAATTTTTACAGCATTAAATGGTAATATAACATTAAATAGTTCTAATGTTCCTATACATAATAGAGTGCCAACCAATGCTGGAACACCATATATTTGGATTCATTCAATAAGTACAAATGAGGTTGATCAAAATGCATCAAAATTTTGTTTAGAGGTAATAACAAGAATAGAATGTGTTACCAGGTTTAGTGGTGATGTTGGTGGTGATTTAGATGCTAACCTATTAGTTTCAGATGTATTATCTTTGCTAAGAACTAGGGCAAGTGGATATTATGATTTAAGTGCTAATAATTTTAGTGTTTACACCAATGTTTTAGATGGTGTTACCTATGAGCAAATTGATAGGGATGATCATACATATTTCACAGGCATAATAGAAATGTCAACTAGAGTAGAACAAACTAGTTAATTATGGGAATGAGTGATATAAAATTATATTTAATAAACACAACAGCTTTAGCATTTTCATTTGCTGATTATGTTGTAGATATATTAAGAATAATTTTATTAGTGGTTACAATAGTATATACAATTAAAAAAATACAAAATACCAATGGCAACAAAAATTAGTGAGGATACAAACATTCAACTTGACTTAAAAACAATAGGAATCATTGTAGCTGGTACAATTTCTTTAGCTAGTATGTGGTTCACATTGCAAGGTGATATTCAAGATTTAAGAAATCAAATTGATAATTTTAGTGGTGATGAGTTTGTTCAAAAGATGGAGTTCAAATTAAAGGATGAATTAATTAGGTCGAATGTCATTCAAATAGAAAAATCTACTGAGGTTTTAAAAGAGGATATTTTAGATAATAAACAATCAATAAAAGAATTAGAAGATAAAGTATATAGAAGATGAAACATTTAATTTATGTAATATTTGTGTTATTCGTTTCAGCAGTTACAAATGCACAAGATATGACACTATTACACATCAATTCAAAATGGAACTCTAGTAATGATTATCCATATCTTAGACAAATAAAAGGTGTTGAAATATTGAAAGTTAAATTAGAGGATCAGCCACCAAGTATCAAAAAACAAATAAAATCAGTTCCTACTATTATTTTATACGATAGCAAAACTCAAAAACCTAGAGGACAATGGGCAGCTGATTTATCTTTTAAATTAGAAATAGAACCTAGTGTTATACAAGAATTTATCAATAGATTCAAAATGCAAGTTTCAAGAAGAGCATCAACTAACTAATGAGAAAAATAAATAAATTAATTGTTCATTGTACTGCAACACCTGAGTTTAAGGATTTCAATGTTGATGATGTTAGGGATTGGCATGTTAAAGGGAATGGTTGGTCAGACATCGGTTATCATTATTTAATTAAATTAGATGGTACTGTTGAAAAAGGTAGATCAATTGAAAAAACTGGTGCGCATGTAGCTGGTCATAACAGAGATAGTATTGGTATTGCTTATGTGGGTGGTATGGATAAAAGTATGGATGAATGGATTGATACTAGAACCATAAAACAAAAAGATTCTCTATTTAATTTATTAATGGATTTAAAATTTCAATTTCCTGATGCTATTGTTTATGGTCATAATGATTTTACTGATAAAAAAGTATGTCCATGTTTTGATGCTAAAGAGGAATATAAAGAAATTAGTGAATGGATTTCGGAGTAGCATTTATTCCAAATGGTTTATTAGTTGGTGTAGAATATTATCCAATTGATGAGGATCAGGATTATAGTGAGTTAAATATATATTTATTATTTTTGGCAATACATTTTAGAGTTTATTTATGAGTAAACCAAAAAAGAAATTTAAAGAAACTAAACTCGGTAAACTAGTCGGTAATATAGCACCTAACATTTTGGGTGTTGCTGGTGATTTATTGCCTGATGCTGGTGTTTTAGGTATTGTAAAAAACTTAGTAACAAAAGATAAAAATATTTCATCTGAAGATAAAGAGATGATACATTCTCAAATCAAAGAGTTATATGAATTGGAAGTTGCTGATAGAGATTCAGCTAGAAAAAGGGAAGTTGAAATTGCTAAAACTGGCAAAACAGATTATATGCATATTGTAACTGGATTAATTGGATTAGGTTGTTTTTGCTTTATGATTTATGCCATTGTGTATTTACAAATCCCAGAAAGCAATAAAGAAGTATGGATAAACTTAATTGGAATTGTGCAAGGAATAGTTTTATCAATCTTTGGATTTTATTATGGCTCAGCTGTAAAGGGTAATAAATAATGGCTAAAAAAAGCATCTTTATTCATTATACAAAACCTAAAAAAAAGCGACCAGGTGTTCATTCTAAAAATGCTAGTAAAGGTCAAACTGGTTTCAAAAAAAAGTATATAGGTCAGGGTAAAACTAACTAACCTATATTTAGTATTTTTGTAGTAAATTAATTATATGGGTACTACATTAACTGGAAAAAGAGTTCAAAATACTTATGATTCACTTTTAAAGATTGGCGATAATGATAATCTAACAGGAACAGCCAAAAGGATTGGTGATGGTTTAGGTAATGATTCACCTATATTTCTAAGCACAACAAAGATTGGTATTGGTGTAACACCAACCTATGAATTTCAAACAAATAGTCATGCTAAAATTGGTGGTAATTTAATTGTTGGGGGAAACCTAACAGTTAATGGTACTACAACAATTATTGATTCAACAGTTATTGCCATTGGTGATAATATGATGGAAATGGCAAAGGACAATGTTTCCAATACTATGGACATTGGTTGGTATGGAACAATAAATGAAAGTGGTGAAAAATATGTTGGTGTGTTTTATGATGCATCAAGTGGTGTAACAACACCTGAGTTTCACATTGGTTTAGGCACAGTAGAGCCATCATCAACAGCATCATGGACCACAAAGGGTAAATTAGTAATTGGTGCCTTAGATGCAACCACAGGGGTTTTTAGTGGTCAAGTAACAATACCAGCAACACCTAGTGCAAGCACTGATGCTGCAAGTAAAGGTTATGTTGATAGTTCAATTTCATCAGGTTCGGTTGAGGTTGCAAAAAGGATTGAGATTACTGTTAAAAACATTAGTGGTGGTAGTTTATCAAAAGGCACAATAGTTCATGCATCACCAAGTGTTTCACCACCAAGTGGTAATGTTGTTGAGGTTATAGCAGCTGATTATGATGATGCCACTAAGATGCCAGGAATAGGTGTTTTAAATGAAGCTATTGCAAATGAAGCAGAGGGCGCAGCTGTTATGATCGGTGCTGTAAGTGGCATTAACACATCTAGTTTTAGTGCTGGTGATGAATTATTTGTTGGGAACAATGGTGCATTTACAAACACAAAACCAACAGCTAATAATGAGTTAATCCAAAAAATAGCAATAGTTTTAAAAGTTCATGCAAGTAATGGATCAATAAAAGTGTTTGGTGCTGGTAGAGCAAATGATGTACCTAATCAAATAAGTAGAAATGTAAACTTTACTGATAATTCTAAACTTACATTTGGTGATTCAACAACACCTGATTTTCAAATATATCACGATGGGAACAATAGTTATATTAATGAAGATGGAACTGGTGTTTTAGCAATACAAAGTAATGGAACAGAAGTACAAATAAATAAAGGCACTACTGAATATATGGCTAGATTTATCACAGATGGTGCTGTAAACTTATATTACGATAATTCTAAAAAGTTTGAAACAACAAGTGGTGGAATTTTAGTTACAGGAGACATTAATCTTACAGGCACAGCTATCTACAAAAATTCTGGTGATCTTGAAATTAAAGCACAAACAATTCGTATTAAAGGTGTTACCACAAATGAAAATCTTGCAGGGTTTACTGAAAATGGTTCAGTAGAATTATATTATGATAATTCTAAAAAGTTTGAAACAACAAGTGGTGGAATTAGTGTTACTGGTTTAGGTCAATTTAGTAATAAAATATTAGTAGCTGATGGTAGTGTATCAGCACCCTCTTATTCATTTACAAGTGATACTGATACAGGTTTTTATATAGATGGTGCATCAATAAAATTAGCAATAGGTGGATCAAACAAAGTTACATTTGCAGGTAGTCAAACAACAATTGAGGAAACATTATTTGTTAATGATTATATATCAGCTGATGATAAAGTTATAATTGAGGGTGAAAATGCATATTTACAAATTCAAGATGTTTCACAAGAAACATATACTAGTTTATATTCTTTGGATGCTGAAAGTGTTTTATCATATACACATGGTGCTTTTTCATTGAGAACAGGTTTCTTTGATGGCACAGTTGTTTTTAGTGTTGATAGTTCTAGAAATGTAACATTTAATAACAATGTGTTGCCTGATGTAGATTCAGCTAATGATTTAGGTTCAACATCTTTAAGATGGGCAAATGTTTGGGCAGATAATATAAATGGTGGCACACCAGTTAATGGTGGTGGTACACCTAATGATGTTGTAATGTGGTCAGATGGTGATACACTAACAGATGCACCTATTGCTATAAGTGGTAACAATGCAACTTTTGCAGGTAGTGTAACAGCTACTTCATTAAGTGATGGATTTATAACTATGGCATTTGCTCAAATAAACAGAGATGGTGCAGCAGTAGAACTACAATACACACCATCAAATACTGCAACTTTAGTTAGAATAGGTGGTAATGGTTCAAACCCTACAATATTTAATGCTCATTCAGGGGATGCAACTTTTACAGGTCAAATAGAGGTTTCTAAAGCAAGTAACCAAATAAAATTATCTACAGGCACAGCAGGAGATGGTTATTTAAATATAGGACATTTTGCTAATGGTACTTTTATAGGAACTTATGGTGATGATGGTGGTGCTGCTGATTTATTAAGATTTGGTGTACATTCAGGAGATGTTGCTCTAAGAATAAATTCAGACAAATCAGCAACTTTTACAGGAGATGTTACTTTAGGAGATACTTCTTCTGACCATAGGTCATTATCTATACAAACTAATTCTGAAAAAAATAGCGTTATAAATCTAAAAGAGGGTAGTAATTTATATGGCTTTAGTTTAGGTTATTATGGAGTTGCAAATGACTTTATAATAAAAAGGCACGATAATTCTTCAAGTGGAACTGATGTTTTAACTCTAAATAGAGATGATAACAATGCAACTTTTGCAGGTAATATTAGAACAGGTACATCTACATTAACTGCTAATACTAATTTTGATAATTTAGTTATTGAAGGTTCTTCACACACAGGTATAACAATATTTTCAGGTGCATCATCAGATGGTGGTATTTATTTTGGTGATTCTGATGCTAATAATTTAGGTCAAATAAAATATCTTCACAGTTCAAATGCTATGACATTTGCTACTAATGATGGTTCACCTACTTTAACATTAGATTCAAGTACAAACGCAACTTTTGCTGGTTCGGTAGGAATCGCAACTGGAACTTCATCGCTTTCATATAAACTTCAAGTCAATGGAACTGGTTATATAAATGAAACCCTTTATGTAAATGGTGCAACTACTGTTGATGATAATTTTTTTGTTACAAATGGAAGTGCTGGAATAGGCACTTCATCTATATTTTCAGGAAATAGATTAGATGTAAGAGGTGGTAACATAATGGTTGGTGGATTTGGTGGAGGTACTGATTATGGATTAATATTAACACCAGATGATGGTAGTGGTTATTGGAATATAGCTAATGTTACTGGTGGTGCTTTGACTTTTAATAATAGTGCAACTATTGGAAGTAGTGAGCAAATGAGGTTAACAACAACAGGATTAGGAATTGGAACTACGCCTAGCACTAAACTTCATATTTTAGGTGGTGATTCAGCAATTAGAATAACGCCTACGGGTTCCAATGACCCTAGAATTGATTTCACAGATAGTGGTGGCACTGTTAGATTTTATACTGGATATGATGTAAGTTCTGGTAATTTTGTAATCACATCTGACGAGGGCGGCTTTGGTAGTTCTAATATTATGGTAATGAGTGATGCGGGTAATGTAGGAATTGGAGGTGTTACATCGCCTTCAAATAAACTTCACGTTTATAATACAGCATCAGCAGATGTAGCATTATTAGAATCAACACAAGTATTTTCAACATTAGCATTTAAATCAAGCACAAATTCATCTACTGTAACAGTAGGTATTGATGGTGCTGGTAATGCTGCATTTGAAAATAAACTTTCTTCAGGTAATATGAGATTTGTTACAAATGGCTCAGAAAGAATGCGCTTAACTTCTGATGGGGATATTTTATTAGGTGGTATAACAAGTGTTGGAAATACACATGCTAGTTTTGATAGTGCATCTAATGATAGGATGATTTTTAATATTGGAAGTTCAACAACAAGTTCTGTTGATATAATTAATTTTAGAAATCCTAATGGAATAGTTGGTGGTATCAATACTGATGGATTCACAACAAGTTTTAGTTCATCATCGGATTATAGATTAAAAGAGAATGTAGTTAAATTAACAAATGCTTTAGATAAAGTAAGTGAGTTAAAACCTAGTAGATTTAACTTTATAAATGAGCAAAAAACAGTAAATGGTTTCTTAGCACATGAGGTTGAAAATATAGTGCCTGAGGCAATATCAGGAACTAAAGATCAGGTTGATGATAAAGGTAATCCTATATATCAAAGGATTGACCAAAGTAAATTAGTACCATTATTAGTTGGTGCTATCCAAGAATTAAAAGAGGAAATAGAAATATTGAGATCACAAATAAATTCTTAAATTTGTAAAAAAAATTATGAATCAATACAATTGGAAAATAAATGCATTAGATGCAAAAATTCATGAGAATGACAAAAACAATGTCATCTATACTGTTCATTGGAGTTATATTGCAAAAGATGAATCAGGTGATCATCAAGCAAGTTCTATTGGAACTATAAGTGTTGAATATAATCCTGATGAACCTTTTATTGAATATGATGACTTAACAAAAGAGGATGTTGTTGGTTGGTTAGAATCAGAATTAGATGTTGATTCAATGAAACAAAATCTTGATAATCAAATTGAGTTACAAAAAAAACCAGTAGATGAAACTCTTTATCCTAACTGGGAATAATAATTAATTTTAATTTATATAAAATGGCAAAACTAGAAAAAGAAAAATTAGAAAAACTACAATCATTTGTGGCAAACAAAGAATCAATAATTAAAGAAATAGGTGTTAGAACAGTTGCATATAATTTAATTCATAAACTTCAAGATCAATTAGAAAAACTTGAGGTTGAGCAAAAAGAGTTTACAAATGAAATTGAAAATGAGCATGGTCCATGTTCAATAAATATTTCTGATGGTGAGATCACACCAGTAGAAAATAAAGAATAATGCCTTTAATTAATGCTAGTAGTTTTTTACTTTATAAAGATCAACAAGTAATTGGTCATTCTAAAAACACTACATTTACTTTAAATCTTGATTTACCTGAAAGCACCACAAAAGATAGTGGTGGTTTTGCTGAGTATTTACCATGTCTTAGAGGTGGTACTGTTTCAGTTGATGGATTAACAGCTTATGATGATAGTTTAAACTTTGATGAATTTTCAAGTTATATAATCACTAGAACAAAACAAGTTTATTATTTTAAAGACAATACTAATGATCCAAAACTTATATTTAGAGGTGAGGGATTTATTACAAGTTGTGATGAGGTTGGTGATTTAGAATCTGTTAGTGAATTTAATGTTGAGATACAATTAACTAAAATTATTACTGTTAGTCAGGAACTTGATACTTGGGAAAATATATTTCAATTTTGGGAGGATATATCACAGGAATGGGAAAATGTATAAATAATTTATTTGTATATTTACAAAAATTTTAATACTTATAATTATGCCAACTACTGGAATTTTTAATGGGACAAATTTAATTCTTAAAGTTATTTCTGATGGTGGTACTTTAGCCACTTTAGGTCATACTACATCAGCAACATTATCACTTTCTAATGATACACCTGAGGCAACTACTAAAGATTCTAGTGGTTTCCAAGAAGTTATAGCTGGTGTAATTAGTGGTGAAATTTCTTTTGAGGGATTGGTT